GTTCGTTGCGTTCACGGGCGCGCTCGCGCCAGGCCATCAGGTCTGGCAGCGACATAACGTCCATAACGTCGAGCGACCAGTGGAACACGAGCGCGATGTCGGCCATTACATCGTCGACGGTTCGAGGGAGCCGTCCACCTTCGACGACTTCGGCAACAAAAAACCGGCCACCTCCGTACCGAGCTGCAGCAGGTCGGCCGGGTCCATGCGCAGGACGTCCTGGTCTGTCAGCGTCGGATTGCTGATGCGCGGCAGCACCTTGGACAGTGCGATCACATCGAGCTGCAGGAGGTCGGTGAGGGCCACGCCGCGCAGCGCGCCGGACTGCGGCTTGGTCAGCGTGATAACGGCGATTTCCTGCTCGCCGCGTCGGATCGGCGTGTCGAGCGTGATGATGGCGGTTTGCTTCGATTGCATGGTGTGTTTCCTGAATGGGTAGTGGAAAGGGGGTTACAGGCCGAGCGCGCGACGCTGCTGGGCAAGGCGATCGACACCGCCAACCATTTCGATGAAGTTCGGGAAGTCGATCTCGATCAGGGTCTCGCCGTTGGATACGAGGCGGTAATACGCGAGCGACATCGTGCCGGTCTGGTCGGCGTTGTCGCCTGCCTTGGCCTTGCCGGGGTCGATTTCCTTGTAGCGGCCGCGCACGTACACCTCGACCGCATCGACTTCCTCGGTGTCGTCGCGCTGATAGGAGCCGGCGAAACGCACGGTGACACCGTCGACCTTCGAGGTGCCCCACGTCTTGAACATCTCCTTCATGAAGCCGCCCATCGTGAGGCCCAGTTCGAGCTTCTCCATGCCGAGGTCGATGTCGACCTCGCCGTTCATGCCGCCGCCGCGATACGCCTCCATCTTGCGTGTGAGCTTCGGCAACTGGATTTCCGGCACCTCGCCAACGAACGAGACACCGTCCTCGAACACGAGGAAATTCTTGAGTTTGGATGGCAGAGCCATTGCGTTTTCCTATGGTGAGTGGCGGGCCGTCAGACGGCGATGCTTTCCGCGAACTTGAGCAGGTAGCGATCCGTGATGCGCTGGCGGAACGTCAGGTCTTCGAGCGGAGGCGTCGGGCAGAAGTCGTAGTCGAGATAGCCCTGGCCGGCCTTGAGCGAATCCTTCTCGTTGGCGGCCGGATCGAACCAGCATTCGCCGTCGATCAGGTAGCCGGCGGTTTTCCACGCGCGGAACTTCGCGTTCACGCCATCGACGATGTCTTTGATCAAGCTGCGGCTCATCGGCTGGTCGACGGCCCACAGGTGCGCCTCGGCCATCGTGTCGGCGATCACCTGCGCGCTGCGCACATAGTTTTCGAACGCCCACAGCTTGTCCTCGGAACAGGTACGCGAACCCCATAGACGGTAACCATCCGCGTTCACGAGCGTGGTGACCTCGTGACTGTTCAGGTAGCCGGCGTCGGTGTTCGGGTCCTGCAGGTCCCAGAACACGTCGCGGCTGATGCCGGTGACGCCGTTCACGACGACGTTCGAGATCGTCTTGTGCCAGCCGGTTTGTTCGTCGATCTTCGCGCGCATGCCGAGCGCGCGCGCCGTCGCCCACGTGATGTCCTCGGCGTTGGTCGTGGTGTTCCAGTTCACGAAGTCCGGCCAGATCGTCATCAGTTCGCGCTGACCGAAATTCGCGCGGTAGGCGACGGCCTCTTCCTTCGTCTTCGCGCCGAATGCGTTGACGTAGCCGAAGCCGCGAAGCTTCTGCGCGATCGTCGCCAGCTCGGTTGCAACCGGCAGCGTGTCGAGACCAGGGCAGCCGAGCACGCGCGGCTTCACGCCGAGCCGGCTCTTCGCGGCGAGCAGCGCCTTCATGCCGGTGAACTGACCGTCCGCGGCGTTGGTGGTGCCGATCACGTTGCTGGTCGTGGCGTCCGCATCCTTGCCGGTCGGTACGCGCACGGCGACGATCAGCGGCGAGGTCTGCGCGGCGATCGCGTCGAGCGAACGCGCGAGCGTGCCCTTCGTGCCGGCACGGCCGATCGCGGCCTGGACGTCCGTGATAAGGACGGGACGGTTTTCGGGGAAGGTGGCCGCATCAGCGTCGTCGCCGGTGCTGACCAGGCCAATCACGGCTGTGCTGACCGTGCGGATGGGGCGCGTACCGTCATTGATTTCAATGACACGTACGCCGTGGTGGTAATCAGAAGGCAAGCTTTTCTCCCGGAAGTGAGCCTTCCGAAAGATTGCCTCCTGCGCGCGCGGAGATCACGCGCGGGAGGTTGTACAGCGGCAAGGCACAACCAAAGCCGCTGCAGTACGTCGCTATGCCGCGACGGGCAGCGCGTCCAGCTCGGCCAGGCGCGCGATCGCGACCTGGTGGTAGCTCGGTTCGAGCTCGCAACCGATCCAGTTCAAGCCGGCTTCCTTCGCTGCGGCGAGGAACGTGCCGGACCCCGCGAACGGATCGAGGACAACACCGCCGGCCGGCGCCAGGCGGACGACGTCGCGCGCGAGCTGCGCGGGCTTCTCGGTCATGTGGCGCTTTGGATGCGCCAAGCGCTCGGAGAACACGCCGGGCAAATACACGTCGGCGCGTCGCACGGCGCCCTTCGTCGCCCAGACCAGGAATTCAGACTGCTGCGCGAAACCACCTGCGCGCGGGCGCGTGCGGCCACCGGTCTTGTCCCACGCGGCGACACCGCGCCAGGTGAAGCCGGCCGCCTGGATCGCATCAGTGAGGCTCGGCAACTGGCGCCAGTCGACGAAGCACGCCAGGTGCGCTTCATTGCGGCACACGCGATAGGCTTCCGCGAGCCACGTCATGCACCAGAATGTCCACGACCGCTGGTCCTTGTTGTCGTGCTGGAACTCCGGATAGAGGTCCTGCGATTGACTGACCAGGTACTTCTTCGACGGCGTCTGGCTGCGCGACGCGCTCGTGGTGCCGCCGGACGAGTAGGGCGGATCGGTGAAGACCAGATCGACGCAACCATCGGGCAGCGAGCGCATGACGCTTAGGGCGTCGGCCTGGTGGACGCGGTTGATCAGATCAGCGGAGAGAGTGTGTTGCATGGGGCGATTCCCTTGTATCGGAGGCTCGGTGGCCTGCGGGTAAGGGGCTCGCGGCCCTCAGAATATTCATTGCGCCGCAACGCGGGCATTTGATGGTGAGCCGGACGTATTCGCCGGCGCCGAGTTTGCGGTTACAGCTTCCGCATCGGATGTCCTGCATGGGGTGTTTCCTGCCTGTGCTAGGATGCCGGCGCCTCTCGAGAGGTGTCGCGGCCCTGGCCAATCCTGCAGGTCTACTCTGCTGGTGCGGGGCGTGCACGATGTTCCTGCATCGCGCACGTCGCCGCGTCCTTTCCTTCCTATGTCGCCTCAGTGTTGCTTAGGCGACGATCACACCGCCCGCCAGCATGTAGCGGTCGAGCGCGCTGTACAGCATCGGTTGACCGGCGACCGGCTTATCGCCTGCCGGTTTCGCTTCGATCAGGCGACGATGAATGTACGTCACCGCGCCTTCGTTCTCTTCCGGTACACCTTCGACGGCAATGCTCGCCGAGAGCTGCAGCGCTTGCTTGCCTCCCTTGTACGTTTCTTCCGACACGAAGCTGTTGATCGACGCAACCGTGGTCCCGCTCAACACGTCGATCGAGACGTTGCCGATAACGTGGTAGCCGGCCGTTGCGCCGGTGGTTTCGAGAACAACGTTTTTCTTGATTGCCATTTCTAACTCCTGTTGGTGTGTGTCAGTTCAGTTGTGTGGGTGACTGCGGCCATACAACGTTCAGCGGGAATCCTGCCTGCTGCGGGACATTGCGCAGCTCGGCGCGGTAGCGTCGAAGAGCGGTCTCCAGCTCGGCCTGGCCGGCATCGGCCGCCCGTTCGACGAGCGGGTCGACCTGGGCGAGCAGCTCGTCGCGCCGGCGGCGCACGCTCGCGGTTGCATCGGCCAGTTCGAACTCTTCCTGGAACTCGGGCCACCAGCGCAACAGATCCGTTGGCGTCGGTGGCGCAATGTCGGTCGGCGTCCAGATCGGAACCCATGCCGTCTTGGTCTGTTCGTACGTCTGTTCGTCGACCGGATGCGCGACCCAGTAGTCCTTGCAGCGGACAAGCTGCGGAAATTTCTTCGCGAGAATGAACGCCGCTTGCTCGACGTGAAGCATGGTGTTGCTCGTCATTGGTTCCTCAAAAGTACGCCGTACACCACGATCGCGTTGGCTGTGCCGTTGCCGGGGCCGCTCAAACCGCACACGACCCAAGGGGCGGGCAATGCACCGTTGAGGCGATCGACGGTGCCGAAATTATTCACGCCCGAATCCCACTGCACGCGCGCGCCCGCGCCGGCTCGGGTGTTGATGCTCCCCCAGATGGCCTCAATCTCGTCACTCAGCCAGCGGCCCCGCCACGTCAGGTTCAGATTCCCGTTCGTTGTGAGCGTCTGCTGACCACGCATGTACATGTTTCCCCAATCGTCAACAGACCACGTGACCGCGTTGTACGCACTGTTGATGATTTCGACCCCCCCGCCGTCACGGGCGCGAAGGTACGACCACGAGTCGTAGCCGGGCCGGTTGTTCCGCATGGCGATGTCAGCTTGCCAACCGTCGCGGTTCAGCGTGGGCCGGTTGTAGAAGCGCGAGAGCGCCGTGACGTGGATATCGCTGTTGAACTGAACTCGGTTGTCGTCGTTGTAGACAGTGATCGGGTTCGACTTCCACGAGCCGTCCGGATTCATGGTTGCCCACGCCGAGTAGTTGCCGTTGGCCGTGCCGTGAATCCACGCCTGCGCCGTGCTGTCCGCCCGCGCAAGCACGAGCCCGCGCGCGTCGGTGTTGTTCGGCTGCTTCACGCGCAGGTCGCCGGTCATGGTGTCGCCGGCCTTGTTCACCTTCGCGTTCGGGTCGAAATTGCCCGTGTCGTACGGTGTCAGACCGCCCGCCCATTGCGGGCGCGCACGTGGGAAGTTCACCAAGCCGTTATCCGAAACGACGAGGTTTGCGGCCGAGTTCGCGCCGTTCGTGACCATCCACTCTTGCGTCGACGCCTTCGCCTGAATGCGCGGCGTATATCCGTTCGCGTTCAGTACGAGCTGGGAGCCGTACTCGCCGGGACCGTACAACGTCAAGGTGCCGTTCACCTGCCCGCCGAGATTCCGATCGAGCGGCGTCAGGTTGCCTTCGTGCCAGACGACCTTATCGTTGACCTTTAGCGCGCGTTCAGCGTGGTGATACTGGAACGATCCTTTCGTCGGCGAATACCAGCCACAGCGATCCAGATTGCCGAAGAAGTATCCATCGTTCGACCCCGCCCGGATTACGCCCTCACCGCTAGGATTCAGCTTCAACGCGCCGAGCGTAGTCAAGGTCCCGCCGACTACCGTTGACGAGCCGTTGCCCGCGATCGTCACGTCGCCCGAGGCAAGATTCCATGAGAGCGGCCGGAAGTCGTTGAACAGACCTTCCGCGTCGCCGGCCTTGGTCGAAAGGAGATAGACGACAGTGCCATCGTTGCGCATGAACGCGCCATATTGGCCACCGATCGCGCGAAAGTTTGCGCCACTGCCATCCATACCGCGCGACACGATTCCACCCGACGCGGCGATGCCGCCGTTCGCTTGCAGCGCATTCTTACCGTCGTCGTTCGTCGTGCCGACCAGCACGCGCCCGCCGTTCTGCATCAAAACCACGGTTCCGACCGCAGAGCCGGCGCCGCGCGTGATCCACAACGCATTCTGAGCTGCCGAATACGCATCGTTCGGCGTGCGGATGGCAAATGTCCCGTCGCCACCGTGAAGGATTTCCCACGACTTCTGGTCGGTTGCCCCGCCTTCACGCCGCAGAATCATTGACGTTTGCGCCGATCCACCGCCGTTCGAGGCAACGATCGCCCCAACCCCGCTCGTTGCCTTGATCGCGCCCTTCGCCTGAATTGCCGTCGTGCCGTCGTCGGCACTCGTACCGACGAGCAGCCGGCCACCCGGCACGAACCGACCAGCTTCGGCGTTACCTGCGATCACCTGCACGATCCCGGCCGCACCTTCGCTGCCGATCGACACATGGCCGTTCGAGCGAAAGAAGCCCCACGCGGCATCGCTGTTCGACCAGGTCGTGATCGCACCGCTGCCGAATCGATGCAACCCGCGCGTGACCGCGTTGCCGGCGACGAGAAGCATGCTGTTTGGATCGTCGTCGACCGCGGTGCCGATGAGGACGCGATTCGATCGACCGTTACCCCATGCGATAAATCGCATGGTTTCCTGCCCGTTGTTCGTGACCGCAAATACGCCATCGGCGACATGGAAGAATCCCGTATCGGGCGTGCCGTCGTTCACAAACGAAATGCCGGGCCGGGTCACGGTGCCTTCGGCGGCCAGAATCTGACCGGACATCGTGATGCCGGTCGTCTGCGCGGGGTTCGGCAGATTTGCCGAGTGCCACACCTCGCCATTGCCGACGAACAGGTTCTTTCTCGCAAAATCGAAAGCGAACATCGCGCCGTTGGACGGAAGATAGAACCCGGCCTTCGTTGCGCTACCGAAGAAATAGCCACCGCTCGGGCCGAGGATTGCGTGCCCCTCGCTTCCGCCATTGCCGACTTTGAGATCGCCCTTGACGCTCAATTGACCACCGACAAACGTTCCGGATGCTGACTCGTCAAGCATCACGGCGCCCGTGGTCACGTTCACCGTGAACGGCCGATAGCCGTTCCACGACGCCGCGATGCCGCTGGAATCGGTCAGCAGCAGATAGAAGTTCGAACCATCGTTTCGCAGAATCACGTCGCGGCTGTTCATCAGCCGGAAGTTTGCGCCGCCCTCGTCGAGGCCCGTCGAAGCAATGCCGCCCGAGGCGCTGACGTTCCCGGTGAAGCGGGCGCCGGTGAGCGCCGCGTATCGGCTCGCGGCAGTCTTCGGCGTCACGGCCCGCGTGTCGTCCGCGCCGGCGTCGACCTCGGGCTGCGTCGCCAGTTCGACGACGCCCTTGCGCTCGGTGGTCGCCGGCGGATTGAGGAACGACGTCGGCCCGAAAACCAGTTTCCCTACGTCGATCGAGGCGAACACGGTATCGGCGGCCAGCAGCAGCATTGACGCTGGCGCTTTTTCGAGGATCGGATCGTTTTGCACATAGACGCC